CTTCTAAGCTGTTCTATTATTTCAGGTCTTGCGCTATCTGCATAAGTCATACCTAATACCTCTACACCTTTTAAGTATTGGTGTATGTCCTCTGTTGTCATCTTTGACCTGTATAGCATTTCTTTAAAGTATAGGTTGTGGTCTTTCTTGTATGTCGCAACAAGTGTAGTAGGGTCGTTAAATCCAAAGTCCATCCCATAAGCCACAAGCTGTGCATCATCAGGTATGCTATCAATCTCTGTGTATTTGAATATAGTTGCTTTAGATATTGCTCTTTGTCCAAGTCCATATATGCGCCAATAGTTCTCATCTGTATCTTTTAGTAGTTCTATCTCGCTCCTTATGCTATCGTCTATAAATGGATTGTCTAGGTAGGTAGTGTTGTATATTTCTACGTCATCTCTTGGCTCTAGTCTTTCCCATATCCAATGGTACTCATCAGAAGGGTTAAGGTCTCCTATAATCTTTCCTGTTGTTCTAAATGCTAACTGTTGGAATGCTTCTCTATCAAGTTCATTCATCTCATTACAGAACAGCAAATCTCTTTTACGCCCTCTTACTTTCTGACTTTGGTCTAGGCTAATAAACTCTATAAGGTTGCTGTCTAGCTTATACTCGTGGTTTGACTTGTTGTGCTTCTCATCATCATACAAGTCCATATTTTTAAGTATCTCTATAAAGTCTCGCATTACAGTACCCCTCAATGCAGGGAACGTCTTACGGCATATAGTTATAATCTTGTTTTCGTTGTGTTGACAATAGTGTAGAATAATCCACAGGAGGACATTGTATGTCTTACCGCTTCTTGTTCCACCAACTTCTAATGTTATCTTCTTATTAGAGTTAGTTAGATGGTTATATACTTTATTTACTTGTATTGTGGTCAATCACTTCTACCTTAAAACTCTTTTGTTTTGTATCGTGCTTTATCTCACGCTTTGTACCATTCAATCTGTGTGCTTCATCATCATCACTAATCAGCTTCATCAGTCCTATTTGTAATGTTGCGTTATCACTTTCGTACCACTTCTTACGCATCTTAACTTTCATATCAGAACGGTTTTTTTGCAGTAGGCTTTTTATATCGTCTACTTCGTCTAATTTATGTGTGTAAAAAGTTTGCTTGGAGTAGGGTACATATGCCATAATATCCCCTATGAATAATAGGTTATTTTCTTTGATAGCATCAATAGCCTGTTGTTTTATTTCTTCAGTATTATACATATAAGTATAACGTAATTAGTTTACTTTTTTAAAACACTAAATTATATATGCTATTCCATATAGCTATTGTCATAATTCCCATTACTATCCAAGCTAATATTTTTGTGTGGTTTATTTTCATAAGTTTACTATTGTTTTAATCAACCCACCTATTACTCCTATTGTTAGAAAGGTAGCCCATATAATTGCTATTATGTATATAGCTTTTTTCACAGTATTACTGTTTCAGAAGCATTGTATATAGTTGCTTGTTGGTTTCTAGGTCTTATATTGTTTCTACGTGTTTCTTTTAACTCGTTTCTCAATTCGTCTATCTGACCTTTTAGTTCAACTATCTTTTCTTCTAATACTCTGTTTTCGTATAGCATTGTTTCAACAGTAGCAACAGTACCCTTTTTAGTGTACAAGTTGTATACTCTATCGTATGCTTCTTTAAATGCAGGGTTGTGGTTATAATCCCAATCAAAGTTATTTAGGGAATGTATTACGGTTGCGTGTGTCTGCCCTAGTGTATCCCCAATAGACTTGTAACTCATTTTAGTAGTTAGGGTAAGTATCTTGTAGTATATCTTTCTAGCAAATACTATTTCTCTGTGTCTAGTGTTTATTGTTATGTCTTTTCCTGTTTGCTTCTCAATCAAAGTTTTTAGGTGTTGTATGTTCTCCCTGTTTCTTTGTGTAGTATTTAGTAAGAAGTTTTTGTATTTCATCAGTATAATAGTTTATTAGTTTCTCGTTTGTGTTTTCGTATGCTCTTTGTAGTTCGCCTTTAAAGTAGGAATAACTTTTTATTAGTGTTGTCTTACGCATCATAAATATTTAATATAAATATATCTTAAATAATCTTTTTGTTTCTCTGTTATAGGTCTATTTAGCTGAAAGTTGTCAATCATACCTTTTAAAAAATTAAGTTCCCTATCGTTTTTAACCAAATCTTTTAGTATTCTAATTTGCTTTAACTGATACAAACTCAACTTAAAGAATTTCTTTTTATTTCTTAAAACTACGCTTGAATAACTTTTATTCTCTTTTACTTCTTGTTTCTCGTTTGTAAAATAAATATTTTCGTCTTCTTGTTTACCATTGTCTACTACAATTATATCATTTAAAAAGTTTTTTATATTATTTCTTACATCTTCATTTATTAAAAACCATTCAGTATGATTTGGTAATTTTATGTTCTTTTTGTTATACTTACCAAAAGTGTATTCATCTATCTTGTGTTTTTTTAAAAAATCTTTTAAGTGCTTTTCTATTACATAAGTATTAGGTATATATTTTTTATAATAAAGGTTTATTTGATATTCTATTTGTTGTTGTAATTGATTAAACCTCTTATTTACATTTTTAGAAACACCTATTTTAGTATATTTTTTATTTTCGGTATCTAATAACGTAATAATATATATATATTTATTTTTGTTTTTTATTTCGTTTTCAATAGAATACAAAACATCATCGTTTAAAGTAATGCCACCACCAATAATATTTTGCTTTAAATCACCAATAGACATAACTATTTATTATTTATCATAATTCAATGCGTCTAATATAATCATTTCTTCTTTAACCTCTTGTAGCATTTCTAAAGCATCTTCATAATCTCCTAGCTTGATGGCTAGTTGTATGGTTTCCATATCGCTTATAAATCGTTTCATAGTGTGCCTCTTAATGTGTAACTATCTAGGTCTGCATCTTCTATAAAGAACATCTTGTATCTATCTATTGCTTCTAGTGTCTTGCGTTCCCCCTCTAAATAGAAGTCCTCTGATACGTCGTATATCGCTATGTCTAATGTGCCTTTGTCTAAAGCTATAAACGTAAACTCCGTATAAGGTATGTTAAATAGTTGGCAGTATATATACACTTGTATATCATAACCGTATTTTTTAGCTGAATAGGGGAATGCTCGTATGTCGGTTGTAGTTTTTAAATCTACTATACCTTGCTTACCTAATACATCTGCTTTGCCTCTAAATGGCATCATATCTATATTACCAATAGCAGGTACTTCTGTTTGGCAATCAGTAATAAGTTGTAAGGCTTGTTCGTTCTTAAAGAAAGCATCTATTAACCTTTCGTTTTCGCCCCTCTCTTTTGCTGTAAAACATTCGCCATACTCCTCTACTGCTTCCTTAAACTTTTTAGCGTTTCTACTTTGTACGTCTATGAATTTTATCTCGCTGTATTTTTCAGGCTCTAGTATAGCTGTGTGGAATAAATGCCCTGCACGTAAAGCAGGAGAAGTTTCGTTCTTGCTGTACTTTGTAATGTAGTGATATTTTTTTGGGCTTGTCTGTAACAATTTAATGCTGCTGCTACTTAATGCGTGTTTACCTAAATGCCCATAGTAAAAGCTATCATCATCCATTTTAGATAGTAACTCTTGCCTATCCCACTTCTCTCCGTTTAGTAATGTTATCATAATCTATATGTTTGTTATAATGTTTTCTCTTGTAGTTTCTCGTATAGTTCTTTGTAATCGTCTGCTAGTTCTTTTTGCTTATCTCTCTTTTCTCTTAATCTGTTTATAATTGCGTTAGCTTCTTTTATTTGCATCTCACAAGCTGTTGCATAAATATAGGAGTTTGTTAAATACTCCGTAACGTGTTTCAGTTCTTTATTGTCAGGGCTTTTCTCTAACCACTTCTGTATGATGTGAGAGGCTGCTGTAAAGTCTCCTTGAAATTTAAGTTTTAGTAGTTCCCTGTTCATCCTTGTTTTTTAGCTGTTCTACTACTTGTTCTAGTATCATATATATTTTAACTATATGCTGTTCTAGTTCTTGTATTCTTGCTGATTGACTTGCTCGTTTCTTATTCATTCTTCTCGTCTAGGTAATCGTTTGCATCTATGCATAAGGGATGGTCATCATCCATAGCAATATTAAATGTAGTTCTTAACCCTACACCTCTAAAATAGTCTATGCGTTCTTCCCAACTCATAGCAATAAAATCTTTATTATTCATATATGTTTGTTATTATAGCTTGTTTCTCTTGTAACAAATATACACTTTTATTTTGTTTATTGGTGTTCCACATTGTAGTTTTAGGACAGTACAGTTCTTCTTTCTTTAAATCCTTTAGGTCATTTAGCCAAAACATATAGTTTCCTTTAGGGTCATTTACAAAGTAAAACTTCTGAATATCGCTATCCATCTTCATAAGATTGTTATACTTACCAACCTCTAGTATTTTGGTTTCATAGTACTTATCTCTAAACTTCATCTCAATAACACACTTTAATCCTTTAGGAGTAATACCCTGTGCATCGTATGGTAGCATTGTTTCCCCTGTGTGTACTAATCTCCAACCGTCTAGGTTAAGAGCAGTAACTAGGGCTTTCTCAAAACTATGTATTAAGTCTAGTTTCATATATCCTTGTTATTTGTGCTATCCATTCCTTTATGCGTTTTGGGCTGCACGTACAAGGTTCGTGGTAAGGGTGTGCAAATAAATCAGCGTGTATCTCACATACAAATTTATACTGCACGTTTGTTAATTTGTTTCCAAGTGTAGCAAGAAATACCTGCCATTGTGATACTTGGTGTTGGCTCATTTTTCCTTTTGGCATCTTATAATTCTAAATCATTCCATTTCTTTCTACGGTCATCACACCCACAGTCAGGATATATCTTTTTGTAAACATATCTTATACCTGTGTACTTGGTTATGTAATATACTAAATCTCCTAATCTCATAGCTTATTTATTTCTAAATGTTTTATATCATTGTATCTTACTTTTACTACCATATCTTTTTTACCCCATTTTTTTCTAGTATAAAACTTTAAATAATCATTTTTATTTTCAGTAGTTTCAAATACATTTTCATTCACATATTTTAATAAATCTTTTCTTAAATAAATAGAAAAACAATCTAACTCAAAAATATGCATAGCAATATATTTAGCCTTACCTCTTAACCAACCTAAATTACCGTTTACGTTTGTATGTTCAAGCCAAATAGTATTTATGTGTCTATTACCTTTTACGTCAACACCATATCCATTAACATAGCAATCAATATGGTTATACCAATCATCTTTTTTATCTGATTTGCTGTAATTTAATTTTTTTTCTAAAACTTTATTCTTAAACAATTCTTCAAATTTATTGCCATCAGAAGAACATATTTTATACCTTTCGCTTGTTACATTTAAAATATTTGTGCTCACAGCTTATCTTTTATCTTGCGTTTAACTTTCTGATAGGTATTGTAAAGGCTTCTGTACTCTATATTGGTTTCCCTAGATAGTGCAGATATATTGTTAGTGTCCTGTACAAGTTCAAATACCTTTTTGTCGTACCAATGCATCTCATTTAGTGCTTGGTTTACTTTGTCAAAGGCTTCTTCAAATATCTTTTCATCTTCTAACTCTACCTTTGTCTTTTCTTCTATTAAGTGTTTTATGTAATCGTCTGTTAGGTCTACAACTTGTGTACGTTGCTCCTTACGGCATAAATCTAAAAACATACTACGAAGCGTTTTATAAATATAAAAGTCGTTTATATCGTCTTTAAATGTAATATCAATACCGTTTTGTATAAGTACTAATACTTTTAAATACATTTCTTGCACTAAGTCCTCTGATGTGTCAGGATTACACCCCCAACTACGGCAATAACTTATCCATTTATTATGTTTGCTTGTTAGTATCTTGGTTATCAATGTGGTTGTTTAATGGTTAATATACTCTTTTATTTTGTAATAAACTGTAAGTTCTTCTTTTTTATTTATATCTCGCAAAGTATATAAAACTCTACACTTTTTATCTTGTTTAATTATTTCTTTAATATAACAGTTTGGATATGTAGAATGATTTATAAACCCCCCTAATGGTGTTCTTATCCAATTATCCCAAAGGTCTATATGTGTAATACCTAATTCTGTGCTTACCTTAATATCATCAATAGCAAACAAACCTAAACCATCTATACCTGACTTTTTAATAGTAAGGCTTTTTGGTAAAGGTCTGTATGTATTTTTGAAATTCACAGTAATTCTATTTGCTCACGTTTAGGATATTGTATAGGGTTCTTTCCCTCTACGTTAAAGCCTACGTTGTTCTTTACGCTTTCTAGTCTTATAGGGTCTGACATCGCTGTTGGTCTGCCACCAGTGTCGACGTCCTTAATTTTTTTAACGTGAATGTGTGAATACATCCAATCAGCAGGATGGTATATGTATCTGTGTATCACTAAAAAGTTATCACACCTATTAACAAACTTACCCCCACCTTCAACTGATGCTGCACTAGGTGGAATAGGATGACCTTCATAAAAATCTCCTTTGTGGTGTTTCTCTCTTAAACTTTGTGTAGCAGCGTGTGTACATACCCAAGTACTTATATTATTCTCTTTGCAGAATATTCGTATCTCACTTGTTGCTTGGTAGTCGTACTCGTGTCCTGATATACCTTTTAGTACATCTTTGTCTTTGTTTAGTGAGTTGTAAGGGTCTAATAAAAAACCCTGATAATCCCAAGCCTTTTTTACGTGCTGTGCTAAATCAAGTAATGATTTGTAAGTGTATAGCTTTGAACCATCAATAAATTTAAAGTGTTCGTTAATCCACTTTACTTGCTCCTTGTAGTGTGTTTCCTCTATTTTGTTTATTGGTTTGCCTTCTCTAAATTCTACTATTTTTCTTATAATAGAATAAGGCTCATTCTCACTACTAAACACAAGCCATTTAATGCCGTGCTTCATAGCGTATAGTGTCATTAGGTATAAGACTAGAGATGTTTTTCCTACGTTTGCGTGTCCTAGTATGATATTAAAATCTCCATACTTAAACCTAAAGTGTTCATCAAGTCTTGGAATACCAAGCCTTAACCCTGTTTTTAAGGTTCCTGCTCGGTATTCGTCTAACTTCTTTATGTGATTGTCTAGCTGTATAAGCATTAGAAAGGCAAGTCTGCTTCTCGGTCAGGAGAATGTTGTGCTGTTGTAACTTCCTTTGACTTCTGTACTTCATAAGTGTTTAGCATTGAGTACAATCCTTTCTCACTTTTAGCTATCGTAATTGGAATAGAACCACGTTCGTTGACGTTTGCTCTATTTTGGTTTATCCAATTTATCATCTCGTCTGCATTTATTTTAATGTCGCAAACTATCCATTCCTGTTTGTTGTCGAATATTCTCAATCCGTCTACCCAAGTTTTAGTCATAATATTTATTTTTATCCGTTAAACACGTAATTTTCAAATGTGCGTGCTAAATTAATTATTTCAGTTGTATTTATTTCTTTCCCTGCATACAAGTCAGTTGCTCTATTTAAGCTGCTTTGTCTTATAATGTATTTCTGTACATCATCTTTAGGATTAGAATAGTTGTTTTTAGTAGCAGGTGGTGCTACACTACTTTTCTTACCAAGTATTTTAGCCTTGTTTTTATTTTGGTCTAAATCATACTCAACTTCATCCCCTTCATTAAATGTCAATTCCTTAGGAGAATAAACATTAGGGTTATGTCCGTTAGCGAATGTTACTGTGTATTTATTCATAGTAACTCCGTCAGGTAGTCTAAAACTTTCGCCTTTTACTACTGTATTTACTTTACTCGTATATATCATTTGTCATTATTTGTTGTGTAAGTATCTCTATTTTTGCTTCAAGCATTTCTACTTTTTTTCGAAGTGCTTCGGCTTCTGCTTCTCTTAGCCGTAATAAATCCTCATTATATGTCATAAGGCAAACTTACAAAAAATATTTTAAAAAAAAAGGGCTAGTAATAAAACCAACCCCTTTTCGAACAAACATATAGAGAAACTAACCTACAAGCGCAGGTTATACTTTAAACTTTTCAATCAACTCATTTAGGTCATCATTTGACAATTTAACTAAATTTCTAGCTTTTTGCTGTAACTTTTCTGCTGTACCTTCTCCGTACTCTTTGTCTAAATTAAGCCCAAAGGTGTACTGTTCTCCTTGACCAAATAAATTACATTTAGGGCATTGTACTTGTACATTTACCGTATCCCATCTAGTTGCATAATGTTTACGGCTCATAAAGTGTCCTGCGTGTAATCTACTTACATCATCTACTTTACCACAAGTAAAACATTCAGCTTTGCCATTGTTTGCAAATCTATTGCGGATGTATAGGCTGAACACACTATCTAGCTTTTTAACTATTTTGCTTCTAGTCATTTATCCATAGCTTGTAATAAAGACTTACCAATAGGCTCATTAATACCCTGTATTGCTTTATATATTTTTCTTGACATACGCTTTACTTCTTGCTTCTCGGTCTTTGTACTATCACTACCAAGATTTGTATATAGGTTGCAATCTAATTCTAGTAGCTTGTCTATCTTCTGATTGTCTGTTGTTTGTTCTGCTAATATGTTTTCTATCATATGCCAAAGATAAGCCTACTTCTAAACATCTAAAAATATAGTTTTTAACACATATATACTAACTGATATATAGTAGTTTTTATTTATAGTTATATGCTATATATAGTAGGTGTTATATAGTAGTTATATGTTATATACTTGTTATACTATATATCAATATTATATATAACTATATATATATATATATAACTATATATTATTTAGTAATTTTTTTGTATTTTTCAAAGCCTCTACTGCCAAAATATGCAACATAAACAGTAACTAAAAGTGTTTTAAGAAGTTCTACCCATTCAGTACTAACTTTAAAAGGGCTATCACTACTATCTAAAATAACAAACAAAGTAGTCATAAATGTTAAGTAAAGTAATGTAAGTGGTCTTGTGTTTTTCGACATCCAACTATCCGCTGTATTATCGCTAGTCCATCTTTCTGTGACCTGCTCCATTTCTAGTATATCCATTTTAAGCAGTTCTAACGCCTTTTCTTTTTCAAATGGGGATAAACTATTATCAGTATGTATTAAGTTCTTTAAAACGCCTAAAAAGCCTTTGTCGGGCAGTGTATTGGCTAAATTCTTAAACAAACCTTTCTCGCCTATTAGAAACTTACCTACTTTAGTATCTTTAAATGGTTTGCTCATAAGTTCTAAATTGTAACTGTATCAAAAACAAATAAATGTTTAGTTCATTAAATGGGTAATCTGCATTTTTAGGATAGTAAGATATACCACCTATAAACGAAGTAGGGAATAAAAATATAATTGCTATGCTCAATATGTCCAAATTACACCTTGTGTCTTGTCAGTGTCTATGTCAGCGTGTATAAAAGTATTACCTACTCCTATCCTGCTAAACCCTACGTCTAAAAGGCAGTTAATTAAATCAAATCTATCTGTACTCTTTTTACAAGCTATGTCTACTGCTAAACCTTTTAAGTGGCTACTTGTTTCTACACCACCTACTGCTTCATTGTGTGAAGGTGTTCTAAAGCCACTTGTGATGTGTATGGGTTTGTCGAATTTGTCTCTTACTTCGTCTAGCATTTCTAGTAAAGTCTTGTCCATCATCTGACCACTACCTTGTACATCAGGGCTATCAAACTCACTATAATTAAAGTATCTCACTTTTTCTTTTTTAACTCGTACCACTTTTGAACGGTATAGCCAATAGTAACTAGTAATAAAAGTATTTTAAGGCTATCTTCTAATATATCCATTGTACTAACTGTAATAGCTGATAAATTTAATACGTAAAGTTTAAACGAGTTTAAGTCCATAATTAAAAGTTTCTACCTAAAAAGGTGTGTGAACCATTACCCTCTACTGTAATTTCGTAAGAAGCCCAACCGTAAGGGCTGCTGTCTAAATCTTGCCAAAGCACATCTACACTATATTTTTCAGATGCAACTCCTTCTGTTTCTATTTCGCCTTGTTCATCGTATGTAGGCTCTTCAATCCATAAATGACCTAGATGTACAATAGTATGCCCACCATCTAAATAACTTTCTTCTGTTAGTTCATCAGTTATATGTGGTAAAGCAGTTATTTTAGTATCTGCTTGTTCTTTTGAGTTAAACTCGTATTTCTTAAATAATTCCATTATCTATTTATTAACTTGTTAATGTTGCTAACTCCGATTGACTTAAGGCTGTGTCAAAATACATAAATTGATATATTTTCCCTGTAAATTTAGCTGTATTACCTGCTCCCGAAAACTTAACGCTTTGTAATGTTTCGCCAAAATCACAAGTAAAAGATGTGTCTATATCATCAGCTAAAGAACCATTTTTGTATAAGATACCTGCTCCTGTTTTAAAGCTTCCTGCTAATTTAATTCTTTGATTATAAGAAACAGGCGTATTTGCAAAAACACTACCCACAGCACCACTACCATTTTGAAGCACCTGAAATCTTATCTCATTAGAAATAAAATTTAATATAATTCTATTACCTCCACTTGTTAAATTACAAATAGTTATTTGGAAAAAAGGGTCAGTTGTTGGCACTTCAAAGTCCAAGAAAATAGTACCTTCGTTTTTAAAACTATTTATCACACTAGCACCCCCACTTGATATATTACAAAAATCTTCTGTCCTTGTAGCTGGTGAACCGCTTGTTGGTATATAGCTTGTTGGGTAGCTACCTGCTTCGAGTTGCATACCAAAAACATCTGCTTTTTCGCCACTAACTCCTGTAAATGGCGCTGTTTGTGTACACAATGTAAGCTTCCAATAATTCTCCAAAGCAGTTAAAGGTACTTCGAAACTTTTAGATACCCTATACCATCCATTCTTGTACGCTTCTATTTTAGCTGTTTGCGTTCCTACATCATTTTCTACTTCGCCATCTACTAAATCAAATATAGCATATTCGCCTGTTTGTGAATAGTGCGCTATTGCTACATATCTTGCGGTATTGTATCTTACCCAAAAAGACATAGCATAGCTTGTATTACTTGCAGGAACAGCAGTTCCTCGCCATTCTAATCTAGGCTGGCCTGAGCTTGTTGCTGTTAGTGTTTTAGTGTTTGTTCCACCTTGTGGGTCTACTATACTTGTATTATCTGCAACAGTTAGATTTGCTTTAGATATGGTTGTAAAAGTTTCAGACTGTGTAATTAAATTAGACCTACTAGGCTCTAAAAGTAAATGTGGGTCAGGCTGTACTACACCATCGATAAAATTATAGTTAAGTCTAGCTTGGTCTGCAACTACGCTTTCTATAAGCCCGTCTTTGTTTACTCTTGTAGCATCGGCGTCACTATCTATTGTAAAGTCTCCATCTCCATTATTAGGCACAACAGAATACAGCTTATCATCTGCTGCCTTATATCCGCTTGGTATTTGTACTAAACTTGCTTTTTGGTATATACTCATTATAATATATTTTGTAAATTCTTAATTATTCCACTAGTGCCCTCTGCTACACCACCGTCTAAAGTAACTCTTGCACTAAAGTCTATTGCGTTTCCTATTGCGTTTGTGTGTATTGTTTGTGCAGCTTCGTTTATATAACCTGCATCATTAGTCCATTGGCTGTTGTTACCACTTTTATTTGTTAGTGTGTCGGTTGTAGAAGCAGTAATAAAACCATAAGAGTTATCCCACCCTGTATTACCGTCTGTTATATAACCTGCTCCGTTTGTTAGTTGGTTATTGTTTGTTGGTATTGTAGGCTTGTTTAGTATTTCTGCATCTCCACTTGTAGCATCCCAATCAGCATTTACATTAACCTCTGCACCTTCTGCGATAGTTCCTAGTTTAGTAGATGAAGTGCTATCAAAACTAATCTTTGCGTTGTTAGTAGTAATATCTGATGCTTGTTGCGCTGTTATGCCTGTCTTTGCATTGTTTGTAGCTACATCACTTTCAATAGTATCTAAATCTACTGCTTGCGTTATACTAATAAAACCAACCTTAGTACTATCTGTACTAGGATAAGAGTTTTTAGCATTGTTAGTAACAATATCAGCAGCCTGCTGTGTCGTTATACCTACTTTTGCGTTATTAGCCGTAATGTCTGATGCCTGCTGTGTAGTAATACCAACTTTATCTGTGTTTGCTACAATAGCATCTGCCTGTTCAGTTGTTATACCTGTTTTTGCTGTGTTAGCTACTATTGCATCTGCTTGACCTGTTGTAATACCAACCTTTGCATTATTTGTACTTATATCACTTGCTTGTTGTGCACTTATGGTTGTTGTGTCTCCTGCTAAAGCTGTTGTAGATGTTGTACCTAATTGTAGTAAAGCAGTATCTCCTTCTAAAGCTGTACCTGCACTTGTTCCTAGCACCATACTAACTTTAGCATTGTTAGCCGTTATGTCATTAGCTTGTTGTGTGGTAATTCCTACTTTAGCGTTGTTTGCTGTTATATCGTTTGCCTGTTGGGTAGTTATGCCCACTTTAGCGTTATTCGTTGCTACATTGCTTTCTATTGTGTCTAAATCAACAGCCTGTGTAACACTTATAAAACCTACTTTTGTTGCATCAGTAGTAGGATAGCTATTTTTAGCGTTATTTGTGGTAATGTCAGCAGCTTGTTGAGTAGTTATTCCAACTTTAGCAGTATTAGCTACTACATTTGTATTTGCACTTACCCTTGCCTCTGTATAATATAGGTTGTTATCCCCTTCGTCAATATCGTCTGTGTCTAATACTACTTCACCTGTTTTAGTATTTACGCTTGTTACCGTTCCTGTGCCACCCCCTGCAGGTGCGAATGTAAAGCTACCTGCTCCATTCGTTGTTAATACTTCTCCTGAATTACCATCAGAACCTACATCATCAAGGTCTAATAAACCTAAAGATACTGCACCTGTTAAACTATTAACACTATCAACTGTGTTTACTTCTGCTCCTGCTTCAATGCTTAATAATTTATTTGCATCATCAGTAGGATAAGAATTTTTTAAAGTGTTTGCTGAAATGGCATCTGCTTGGGATTGTGTTATACCTGTTTTTAAAGTATTGGCAGCTATTTCGTTTGCTTGGTCTGTTGTTATCCCTACCTTTAGAGTGTTGGCTGCTATCTCGTTAGCTTGTTGTGTAGTAATACCAACCTTATCGTTGTTAGTTAAAATATCAGAAGTTTGCTGTGCAGTTATTCCAACCTTTGCCGTATTAGCAGCAACAGCACTATTAGCCTCTACTTTAGCATCTGTATAGTATTCATTACTACCCTCTGCAATATCATCAGTATCAAGTACTACATCTCCTGTTTGGGTGTTTACGCTTGTAACAGGATAAGGTACATTAGTAAGCTGTGAACCATCTCCTACAAAAGCATTGGCAGTAACAGTAGCATTAGCAGCAAGATTACCACTATTGTCTAGTGTAACACCTGTGCCATTACCCTTACCATCCGTTATTTCTTTTGCAGATGAACCAACCTCGTTGTTATCAGTTGTTTTTAGTAAACCCTGATACGTTTGATTTATTTGCTTTCCTTCTAATGTTGTACCCATTTAGAAACTTTTGTAATTTAACTAAATTCTTTTCTTTTGGTTTATACATTCTCATAAAACCCACCCATTAAATAAACTATCTTTGTCGGGATATATATCATCATCTGAATTATTTTCATATTCAGGATATAAATTACTGTTAAAACTCATATGGTCTATAAACCTTGTTGTATAATACTCTGCTAAATTGCGTTCTTTTTGAACAATAAAGTCTACTTCATCTTTACTAGGTGTTTCAGAATTTTCGCTTGTGTGCTTAAATAGTCCACCATTCTTTAACTGATAAGCTGAATAAGGTAAATACTCTACCATAGCAAAGTGTATAAGCATTGGGGCAAGGTATTCATCTACTAAAGTTAAATAATTACCTGTTAATGTATCCCCTATAATATCAGCTTGTAATTTGTCATACAATTTACTTCCTGTATAGTTTCTTACGTGTACCTCTTGGGCTATTTTAATAAACTGAATAAACTTATCTGTATCTACATTACCATCCAAGATACTATTTTTTACAAGGTCAGTTCTATTTATAAATAATGCTGTTGCCATATCTTAATTTTTAAAACCCATTTTATTCCAATAAGCTGCTGTATAACCTTTGTACTTCATATCTTTAGGAGCAACAGGTACTTTTTGAGCGTTAGTTTCAGGCTTAAATCCTTGACTTTTAGCTTCTGTTGTACTAATTACACTACCTAGACTTTTAGAACCTTCCTTGCGTGCGTAAATACGTCTAAACCATTTGTGGTTACATCTCGCTCCACCTTTGTAAAGCCATACAGAATAAGTATCTGAACCACCTTTGCCAAAACCTGCATTTACAACTTTACTTGTCATAGCGTTTATATCTTCTTTACGATATACCTTTTTAGCACTTACCATTTTCTTGCAAAACTCCCTAGATGTGTCTTTAGTCTTTGCAGGATTGTACATATATCTAACTAAATATGTTTTGTCCTCTTGACCTTTTTGTTTACTCTTACCATCTTGTTTGCTTTCACTATACGGCTTTGCACTACCTGTACTAGCTAGATTAGTTTGCTCGTTTAACTCTTTAATCTTTTGGTTAAGGTCATCGTCATTGTCATAATCTACTTCTTGTTCGTCTATAACCTCAAAGTCTTTTAGTAGTTCTTCTTCGTCTTGTCCTAAATCTATAAGGGCATCAGCAATATCTGTGTCTACAAACTTATCTAAATCACTAGCTAACTTTATACCTGTTTCTTCTTCTTTTGTTTCGTCATCTACAAGGTCATTGTCAATCTCTGTAAACTCTAAAGGTTGTAGTGTTTTAAAGTATAGATTAAGAGATATACCGTTAAAAGCTAGTATTTTATCAAACGCTTCTAGTAGTAAGTTTTGGAATGGTCTAATAACGGTGTTATCCATTAGTATAGATGCAGTCTTTAACTCCTCTGCATTGTTTCCAAGCCCTGTATTGTCTTTAATTCCCAAAAGCATAGGAGATACTACCCTGTGAGATACAAGTATCTTACGGCTGCTCTCATCGCTTAAAAATTGATATTGGTTATGTGCATCACTTAATTGTACAGGGTCTATTGTAGCTGCTGTTTCAGGGCTATCGTTAAATGATAGTATAAACTTACCTGCATTACTACTTCCTGAAAACTTATCATAGATGCGTCTTTCTATCATCTCCCTTTCTTCTGCACTTGGAGTACCTGAATTAAAGTTAATAAGCATACTAGGAGATAGTCCTGATTGTATATTGTTGATGTGAAAGTTAGATATTTCTTCTTCTAAATCTGCATATTGCAACCCACCTTGATAGTCAGGGGTAGCATAGTACTTGTATCCTGCTCTGTAAGGTTTAACGTACACAATTTCAATAGCTTCATTACTCATACCAAAAGCAGGTATACGCTTTACTTGGTTAATACGGTTGTATTTAGCCCAATCACTAGAGTAGTAATATGCTTCTATTTCTCCTTTGTCGTTGCACTTTTCAGCAGCTAGTTGTTCAACAGGTATATGCTCAACCCTTGCTATCTTTTTTCTATCCTTACTGTAAATTACCTGCATACTACATTGACCAAAGAGTTTAAGGTCTGCACATAGTTTACGTGTACAGTCTTTGTGTAGTAGTGTAATGGCTTGTGCGTATGCATCAGGCTTCTTGTTGCTGTCAGTAGCATCTAAACCTTTGCCGTATATCATCTCACTAATACCGTTTATAACAGCATTGTTTGTAGGGCTACCATTATAACGGTCTATTAGGTACTGAAAGTAAGAGTTTTTATCTCCGTATGTTACAAATGCCTTATTCTTTTTTTCTTCAATAGTAGGGCTTACATAATTAGATAAACTTAATGCGTGTATCATAGTACTATATAGTTATTGTCAAATGTATTGTTTGACTTGTATTCGTTTTTATTAGGAGAATAGTATTTGTTTTGTGTTTGGTCTACATCTTGGTCAGTACAAAATATCCTATCTCTATACACAAGTAATGTAATACCCTCGTCATCGTTCCAAAGTTTTTGCTCCAACTCCCATTGTGAAAGAGATTGTCCCCATACTGAAGGGTCTCTTGTAAATTCTAAATCATAAAACCTACCCTCTACTAAAGTAAATGAGTGTGATAGCGTTAAATAATCCCCATCTTGTGTAAAAGTAACATCAGTAACAGTTGCAATATTTGTAGTGTCATCTCTTACAATCATAGCTGCTTCTGTGTTGTATAATCGTGGTATAAACTTAATTATTTGTGCATCAGTACTTGTTGTGAGTATTCTCATATAAGTATAACGCTAAAATGTAAGAATTTGTAATAAAAAAAGAGGGATGCTAATGCACCCCCCTTATAATCATAATCAAAAAAAAACTTATACTCTATGCAAATATATAAAAAATATATTAAGCAGGAGTAATAGTTCCTGCAGCATCTACTTCAGGCTCTGTTGCAAAAAATGGTGGATTAACCTCACTAGCTACTGCTGTAAGAGTAAACCCTTGTAAATCCCCTGCTGCTGCTCCTGTTACAATAGTACCACCTGTAACCTCTGCACCGTTGTCCTTTCCTACTAGTAAGTACTTTGTAGTACCTGTACCATCAGGATATAGTTCAACAACATAGTGCGCTCTACCTCTGTTTAAGAGTTTTATCTCCTCTTGTGTTTCAACATCTAGGTTTTGAAAAGTAATATTTAAAGTACTTTCATAAAAAGTAGTTCCATTTTCTCTACTTGATGTTACGCTTGTCTCTAAAGATGTTTGACCACCTTTGACTTCAAACTTGAAAAATTCAGCACTAGCATCTGATGGTAATGTTACTGTACCTGATGAAGGGCTTAACGCTGCTATTGCTGCGCTATAATCAAGAATATATACATTTTTGATACCTGCATAAGCCGTCTTACAGCCTATACCTCTACCTTTTGTTATTGCACAACTCATATTTATTTATTTATTTATTAAAAAAGGGCAGGTAGGATACGCCTAGCCCACCCCTTTTATGTTAGTTAATTATTAAGCGTAAAGTACTACGTCAGAACCTACACCTATCTGTACACCTGCTGTGTAGCGCATTACTACACGTACATTCTGTGAACCATCTAGGTCAGCCATATCAATAACTTTAACTTCGTTGCGGTCATCAAGAAGCCCTGTTCCAAAAAATAAATTTGACGCTTGTGACGCCAAAATTGTGTTATCTCCTAGTCCACCTGTTGCAAACAATTTGATACCTTGAAAGTTCATCTCTGTTTGACCTACGTTATATAATTCTCTATAACCTAGTGCAGCTTGTGCAGCAATATATTGTTTAGCTACGTGCTGTGAAATGTAGATAGTCAAATCATTTTTTCCATATACACCACTTGGGATGGCTGAAACTACCTTTGCAAGTTCGTCAATTACGTTACCTGCTGTAATAGTTGTACCTACTACGTCTACTACGTCTGTGTCAGCAGCAGCAAGAGTAACAAGTCCATCAAAAGAACCCTCTCCTGCACTACCTGACCAAATAGATGTTTCAGTTGCGTTAGCTACTTCAGCAGCAACTCTAGCAATAACATAGTCAGAAAATAAAGGGGGTAATTCATCAAAAGCACTAAAGCCCATTTGAGCAGCTTCCCAATCTGAATGTAATTCTTTCTTACAAATCTGTAAGTTTACTTGCAATTCAGCAGGAGTAAGTACTTTCTCTGTTAGTGTCAAAGTAGATGTGCTATCGTCAAAATCGCAATCTGCTGAACGTACTAGGTCAGAAAACGCTCCTACTTTCATAGCAGCTTTATATTTAATGTTAGGAAGGATTGATACAGCACCTTCGTCTAGTGTTTTAGCGGATAACAAGGCAGCACCTAGATACTTACCTGCAAACTCTCCACTATAACTTGAATTTGTAATTGTTGGGTTTGGCATTTTATTTATTTTTAGTTGTTAATTTTAGACATTATCTTATCAAGTGTGCTTGGTTTTCTGTTTTGTGCAAACTTAACTCCGATATTGTTATTTTTTTGTTCAGGGTTATGAGCAATAGGCTCGGCAGCAGGTTCAGACAATTCCTCTTTTACTTCTTTCGGTAATTCCTCTGATAACTCCACTTCGTCAGTAGCTTCTTCAACTACTTCTTCGCTCATTTCTTCTTTCTTCATATCCTCAATCATAGCTTTGATTTCAGATACTGCTTCTGCTAGTTCTTCTTTAGTAACATAGCCTAAATCTTCAGCTTCTACTTCTTCTTCAGCTTCTTCTTCGTCTAGGTCTTTGATTTCAGCAATAATGCCTTCTTCTGCTACTACTAGCATCTTACCGTCTTCTAAAGTATAGTCGCCAACAGGCAGTGCTACTCTTTCATCTTCGGTAACTATAAATATTTCGTTTCCTGCTTCAAACGCTTCTGCTTCTAACACAGTACCGTTCTCTAGCTTTGCAGTCGCTAGTTCTACCTTTTCTTGTGCTTCAACATCATTCACAAAGTCAGCAGTTTCTTCACCAAGAAAGGTTTTAATCTTATTTAACATTTCGGTTGCTTTCATATAACTATAACTATTTATTTAACTTATTTTACATTTTTAGATTTTACCAATGCCTTGATTGATTAGTTTACCTTTACAGCATTTTGTACTGTAAGTGTTTTTGTCAGCACATAAACATCCACGTTTACTGCTTTTAGGACTTGTTCTTGATACTGTTAAATCTTTCATCCTTGCCCTCTATTTTTTTTCTTATATAGCTTACTGCCTTTTATACTTGACATTTTAGTTTTAGCGTGTACACCCTTGCGCCTTACTTTAGGCTTCACAATCTTACCTATTTGTATTTGTTTAGCCATTAATCTAATTTGTGTTGCTCACAAGGCATAAACCAAGTCTTACCTTCATACTCGTGTTCGTGGTAACTCTCACAACCTATATCCTGTGCTGCTTTTATTGCTAGTTCTTTACTTGCGTATGCTAGTCTATCATCTATAATAGCCATAGTGTCGCTTACTACTTCACTTAACTCTAACAAGCCTAATTCTTTTAGTTTGCTTTCAGCCCATCTCTTGGCAGCTTTACCACCCCACAACAAGTAGGATATAGTACCACACGCTTTAGTATCTCCTTCATCGTAATACTCCTCTGCTCTTGACAAATAAGAGTACATACGTTTTATAGTGTTTTCGCTAATAGGTTTGCCTTGTGCTAATTGTTGCGCTCTTATCTTACCTACATCAGTTGCGCACTTGTTGTTTACTTCTTTGTTTAGGTCTATACCTCTTTGTGCGTTGTTTTTTACAGCATCAGGATAGTCTGAATAGCTTTCCAATTCTTCTTTCTTACCGTGTTTATAACGTTTGTCATCTCTTACAATTCTACGTATATAAGATAGCATCTCCTCTGCTTCTTCTTCTTCAAAGTCATTTAAAGGTTCTTTAGGTCTTTCCATCTTGTCTATGAAGTAGCCCTCTATTGAGAAACCTTTTACTTTGCCTGTTTTTACATAGTCATTCCAAACTTCATCGTTGTTTACTTTGACTACACCCATCCAAGTACCCACAGGCACGTTTAAGCCATACTTCCTAGACTTATCGTGTGTTTCATCTTCTACTAGCCAACTCTCTACTAGCGTAAGCCCATTTAAGCTGTGTTGGTGTTCTAGTGTGCTGTTGTTCTGATTGCCTTTCATAAGGTACATTTCAGCAGCCTTACGGATAGTGTCTTTAGAGAAATAAATATAATACTCATCTTCTCCTCTACGCCTGTATATAGGTTTGTTAGGAATAAGTAAAGCACCTACTAATAGTTGTTTGTCTATTTGTGCTAGTTGTACTTCTTCGTTTTTTAGTGCAACAAAGTCTTCTTCAATGGCAGGGTTTTCTACAATAGAGATAGCCTCTATACCCTCTACACTATTTTCATCTAAAATAAGTTCGACTATCCTCATATAACTATAACGTTTATTTTTTATATTTTACTATATTGATGCACCCTCTACTATATTACGCTCTAAACTTTGTGCAGTTGTTACGTCTTGTGATGTTACAAACGCTTTAATAGGTCTTTCGTTTTGCCCTGCTATTGTTTCAGCTAATTGGTTTGTACCACTTGCGCCTACTATGTTAAATGCAGGGGGTTGTGATGAAGCTGATGGTGTAGCTACACTTGGTGTTGATACTCCTCCTGCCGCTGCAGCTGCTCCTGCCTTTGTTTTACTTACTGCTTTTTTAACATTTCTTATAATAGATATACCTTGACCAATAGCTGCTGCTATTGTAATTATGTTTTGTGGGAAGCCTATCTTACTACTTTGTGCTACGTTCTGTGCTGTTGAAACCCCTGCTTCGCTTACTGCTTGTGTACCTTTAAATGTAATTCTTTTTAAATCTAATAAAGTTTCTTTCAGGGCTAAAGCCTGTTTAGCTATAAGTAAAGCTTTGCCTATACCTGTTTCTGCAGATGCAAATTGACTAACAGCATCCAATACCATTTGCTTATCTCGTATCTTTTGTAATTCTATTTGCCTTTCTTCTTCTGCTTGTTTTTTAAGGATATCTAAATTAGCTAACCTTTTTTCTTCAGTAATAACGTCATCCTGTTCTTTAGCCTCTGCTTCTACTTGGTCGTAATAATCATTAACACCTGCAATTGCCTTTCTTTTTTCTTCTTCTGTTAGTTTTAGTGCTTCTATCTCTGCTAATGCCCTTTCTCTTTTTCGTTGTGCTTTAGCAAGTTCAGTTACATCTTCTAAGTCTTCTTGCTTTTTTATAAAATCCTTTTCTATCTTGGCTAATTTAGCAAGGTCTTTTTCTCTTTGTTTTAAACGCTCTTGCTCTTTTTCATCTGCATCTGCATCAACTAAATCTTGTTCTTCTTCTATTTGTTTTTGTTGTTGCTTTTTAGCTAATAATGTTGCTTTTGTTTCTTGCTCTATTGCAAACCTTGCGTATGCTGTACCTTGCTTTATTTGTTCTTCACGATACCTTGCAACACCCTCATCAATCTTATCGTTTGCTTTTTGTAATCCTTCTTGTGCTAACTTTATATTTTGCTCTATTTGCTCCTTATCAATTGCTCTACCTAAAATTGGTATTTCTGAAATTGACAATAAAGCATTATTCGCAAATAATTTAATGCCCTGACCTAATAAATCTAAATAACCACCTGTTATTTGAACACCTGAATTTGTAAACTCCTTTATACCTCTCCAACCATCTTTAAATGCAAAGGCTGTAAATTCAATACTATCTTGTAAAAATGTTATTGCTTTAGTTAAAAATTGAACACCACCTCTTGCTAGTTTGTTAATAGCACCTGAACCATCTTCTATGTTTAAAAGAAAACCTTCCCAAGCACTTCCTAGCTTTGTAGTATCTCCTGCAAGATTATCTAGTCTAGTTTCAGCTATGTTTTTAGCTGCTCCTGCTGCATTATTAAACTTATCTTCTAAATCTCCAATTTTATCTCCTGAACTAGCTAAATTCAATAACGACTTTGCACCTACTACACCCACAAGTTCAACTGCTGTGTTAAGTTGGTTAGATGACCTACGAACTTTGTCCATAGCTTCTTCTAATGATATACCTTCTTTATTTAATGCTATAAACGTTTTAGAAAGCCCTGTACCTGCTATACTCCCCTTTAAACCTGTGTCTGCTAACACACCTAAAAGAGCAGTAGTTCTTTCTATGCTTATACCCACTGCTTTAGATGTAGGAGCAACCACTTTCAAACTTTCAGTCAATGCATCAAAGTTAAGTGCAGATGATGCTGTACTTAATGCCATAACATCAACAACTCTTTGTGTTTCTTCTGTTGTTAATCCAAATGACCTTACAACACTACCTGCAAATTCTGCTGCACTTGATAAATCCACTTCTAAAGAAGCTGCTAAGTCTAATATGGCAGGTGTTGCGTTTCTGATATCAGCAACAGTAAAACCTAACTTAGCAAGTTCTGTTTGTAATTTAACAACCTGTGAAGCTGTAAATGCAGTAGTACTACCAAGTTCTTTAGCTTGGTCAGATAGTATAGACATTTCTTGTTCAGTAGCACCTGCAACTGCTTTTAAACCACTTAACGCCTTTCCAAATTCAGCACCCTTTTTACCTGCATCTATAAAAAATTTAGTAAGTGCGCCAAGTGCAACAACAAATGCGCCAATACCTGTTGATATTAAAGCACCTTTGAAAGCATTTAAAGCAGGTACTGCACCAAGTATAGCTGTTTTTGCGCCTGTAAAGGCTTTTGCCATACCACCACCTACTTTTTTAGTTTGTTTAGTTGTGTCGGTTATTTTTTTATCAAATTGTTCAAGACCTTTTACAGCTTTTGAAGTATCCGCCTCTAACTGTATAACTACTTTTTCTGCCATTTCGCTTCTCTTTTAATTTTTTTACCTGCACCCATTAACCCACTAGGCAAATGATACTTACCTTGTGCTATACGGATGTTCTCTGTTTCTCCTTTTGCTAATTCTAATAAGTCTAGTATATTTTTTATCATAGCTTGTTTAATAGTTCTAAATCACTTTTGCCTGTTAGCAGGTTTGTGTTTACGCTGTTTATAATATACTCCCTACCATTTATAATAAATACATCATTAAGCTGATAGTTTAACAATACCCTTAATGGCAAAAATGCTTTTACTTTTACTAATCTTCTTTTAGCATTGAAAGTATCTACAATATAATTCTTATAATAGTTCTCAAATAAGCTATCATCTTCTGCTAGTCCTGTGTACTCGTCTATCTCTGTGCCAAAACTTAAAGATTGACTTGTGCCGTATGTATTAGATGGTCTATTATATGTAGTTAACCCTGCTGCAGTGCCTGTACTTGTACCATTGTAAAAACTTAAATAATGCCCTGCTGTTAAAGTTTCGTTTGTTATATTTAAAATAAGAGGGTCTATGTTAATAGGATTTTGGTCTTTGTCAGTACAGTAGCCGTATTGCATTAAACTTTGTGTGCCATCATCCAAATCATTAAGCCTTTCGTAAATCATTTTGCCAAAAGGTAACTGCACTACATACTTACCACCTCTATTAGTTGTTTGTACATCAGCGTTTTCTGCTGTTGTGCTTTCTAGGTCTGCGAAAACTTTGTTGTTAATCTCGCTAAAGTTTATACCTAAAAATGTGTTTGGTTTTTTAAATCTAAATGCTATCTCTTGGTAAGGTATAGAAAAATTAACATCGCTTTGGTTTACATCTACAAACTCACTAACATCATAAGACGTGCCATCAGCATAGAAATTATCCAAAGTCATAACCTTAATCTTACCGTCATCTTGTACAAAAGCTGTTAGGTTAAACATCTTAAATAGTCCTGTAAGAAAATCAATAACTTTTAAATCAGGCATTTGGTCTGATACTACTATATTACTAACAGCACCATTAGGCTCTATTGCGTTACCTGTAATTTGTGTGCGAAATGTTGAAAGACTACCACTTTGAAAGATTTGATACTTGAAGTCAATTGTAGGTGTGAATGTTATAGCAGGGTCTTCGCTTGTTACCCTATATCTTATTTTTCTTATTTGACCATAAACATTATTTGTACCTACAAACACATTACTTAATGTAAGTGTTCCTGTTCCTGTTGTTGATGCTACTGTAAACGGTGTACTTGTAACATCTTCAACAATCATCGTATATTGTGATGTGCTTGTTAGCGTGAAAGTTGTATAGTATTGGTATGATGTATCACTTGGAAAAAAAGCTGCTTGTGGCCTTATAGTCCAAACTCCTGAATTTATCCTAGAATATGGCGATAAGTTAGGGGTAGTACCTTGTAGTTCAGGATACCATTCTCTAGGACTTGCACTTGAAAAATAAAAGTCTGTAAATGGCATATCTACAACTGCTGTACCTGTTACGTTTAAGCCTAAACCACCTTTTACTCTACTTAACCACAAATATAAAGTACCCCACAAAGGATTATTAGTTTCGTCAAAAAAGTCATCACTTGCTCCACTTGTAAAAGTTAATCCTGTAAAGTTTTCTATCTCATCTACAATAGTACTTAATTTTATAGCAGGTTTTAAGTCATTGTATCTTATACCGTGATTATGTGAACCACCACCACCACCTCCTGTATCATAATGTAAATTACGGTCATTAGCAATATGCGTACCACTATCAAAGAATAATCTTTCAGTATGTGATATTAAAGGGTATCTTATTGCTCCACTTGCTAAACTACTTTCTAATCCTGTTTTTACAGTTGATACTCCGTACTCGTGGTCATAAGTAGTAACTCCCTGAAACACTGTACTTAATTTAGTCTCTTTTAGTTTTGTTTTTAAATCTACTGTTTCTCCAAAGAATGTAATTTTGTACGAGTGTGCTTTGTTGTTTTTTAATGTAACACCATCAAGCCCTATAAAACCTTTCCTAAATGGCAGGTTGTTTAGTTCTATAATCCCTGAAACTAAATCATTAGCATTGAAAGAATATGCTAAATCAATATCATAATTATAATAGTGCTTAAATATTTTATTATTAGCCTTACTTGCAGGTACATTAAAAGATTGACTAAAGGCTGTAAATATAGAACCTATATCCTTTACGTTTTGGATGCTGTCAGTTATTGTAACACTTTCGTCTTTAAAAAGTTCTACCCTTTGCCCTTCTATGTATAATTGTATAATCACTATCTTACTGTGTTTATCTTATCAAAAGCATAATCAAAGTCTACTGTATATTGTACAAGTCTATCATTAAGGCTTGTTTTGTATGTTACCCTTTGTGTCTTGGGTATTACAGCTAATACGGTTTCAAGGTTGTAGCTATCAGGTGCAGGATTGTCTAGTCTAGTAAGCCATACTTGCTCTGACATCATAAGCTGTTTTATTACTTCGTTATATTCTTCTGATAGGTAGTTAGTGTTTAGCGAAATGCTTTCCTTACCCATTTTGTTATACTGACTTACTTGTGGTTTGTAGGTGTCGTATGTTAGTGTACCAAAGTCTACTACATTTGATTTGTAGGTTTCGCCCTTTGTGTTTAGGCTCTCTGTGCTTTTAAGGCTAAAGTACATATCCTGTAATGCACCAAACTTGTTAATAAACGTAACTTTGTAAGGCTCATACTTTGAACAAGGCTCTGTGCTTATTTTAACGGCTTCTGTGCCACTATCTGAATTGATATATAGTTCATCTACCAAGCCTATATCTACGCTGTCTAAAAACGCATCTAAAAGGCTATTGTCTTCAAGTGTACCACCATCAGCTAATACACGTTCTTTATAGTTATCTGTGTTGTCAGCACCTGATACTGTGATGTAGTCTATTTGTCCGTTAGTGTTTGTACTACTGCTTATGCTTTGTACTCGCTTTACCTCTCCTTTGTATAGAAAAGAAACGCTATCTGTGTCCTCTGTGAATACAGGTACTCTAACATTTTGGTCACTAGGTCTGAATATAGTGTTGTTACTTTGTAAGTACGTTCTACTTAATTCAGGATTGATGGCATCTTCAAAATATCCGTAACCGTCAAAAGCAATATAGTCTGTGCTTGTTGTGCCTAAGCTAGAACCACCACCATTGATAGCATCAAACATCTCTACATCAGCTTCAACCCATACAGTTTGACTATCGTACTCCCCATCAAAATCTATATCTAGGTAATCCCTTACAAGTTCTGCAATCTCAAACACAACATAGTTGTTACTGCTTATCTCGTTTTTAGTTATTGTGTATTTAGCTGCTCCCTTGTCCGTTGTAAATGTACCTGTGTATATATACAGGCTTAAAGTAGCTGATGCCAAACTAGCATTACTTGCTTTTACATAATACGGACTTCTTACGTTTATTTTAGTTGCCACTTGTCGATGATGTTAAAAATTCTTCTAAATCTAATTTATATGCGTCTATTAGTTCTTTAGGTAGTTTGTCGTATGTCTGCTCAAAACTCCTACTAAAAAAATGTGTCGCTTTAATACCTTTCTTTTTTATGGATTGTGCTAGTATAAAGCCCATACGCTTATATGTGCCTTTAGCAAACTTTCCCTTAGGGTCTCTTAATCTAAAACCTTTCTTTTTAGCCCACTTACCAAACACACCTGTTGCTGCTTCTAGCCCTACTAGGTTGCTACTCTCTTTGTATCTAAATTTACTATTAGGTGCTTTAGCACTTGACTTTGTACCCTTTACTCCTTCATCTACAAACGCTCCATAATCTTCCATAAGGAATTGTAACATAAATGCAGTAGGATATACTTTTAAATCGTATTTAAGGCTGTTGTACAGTTTCTTATCTACGTTCATCTTACCTTTAGTAAGTCGTGTCCTAGATTGCTGTATAACCCTCTTGGCAAATTTCTCTAATATGTCCTCTGTATTGTCTAGCACAAGTTTTGGTCATTAGGTATTTGTATTGTTATGTCGCAACTCCACCCTGCTAACTCATTTTCAAACCTATCATAAAAAGGCTCACAAGTAGGGTCTCCTGATAATTGAAACATATCCCTGTATAATGTACCTTGTCTTAATACGCCTACAAGTTTGTTAATTACTGATAGCTGGGTGTTTAGTATATCTTGCTCGTTATCGTTCCCTATAAGTACGTCTGCTGTCTTTGTCTTTGATGTGTCTACAATATCCATAGCTAGTATAGATAGCTGAAAGTTTAACACCTGCTCTTGCATACCTACGTTGTTAATAATGATGTGTGTAAGCGGAAACATATTTTGCTTATTTAAATCAATGTCAAATAAATCCCCTGTTGTTACTGTATTAACGCTATTGTTAGCTAGTAACTCATCTTTTATTTTATCTAGTACAAGGTAAAAACCTCTTGCTGCTATATTAGCCATTTCGTTTAATTCTTTTTGCTTCTAATTCGTTTTTCTCTTTCATAAACTCTAATGCATATAAACATTGATGCATATTTAGTTTAGTGATATTTTCAAATCTTGTAACGTCTCCTTGAGCCAATCCGTATATTGATTGATACCAACCCCACTTTGCTCCAAAGTTTGCTTCTGTTGATAAGTCATTCCCTCCTTGAGTGAATAGTCCATCATAACCTGACACAATTCGCTCCCTAAATTGTAAAAAAAAACAATAGACCCTAATACAACTCCTAAAGGCATATGCTTGTACTCTAGCGCATCTTTAGCTTCGTATGGCTCTATGTTGTATAATTTGTCATAACTGCCCTGTACGGGTCTATAAAGGACTGCCATAGCTTTCTCTATGTTATCCCAATCCCCCAAGTATGTGTCTATGTCTATGTATTCCCCAAAAGACATATTGTCTAGGTTAGGTATAAAGCCGTATCGTTTACCGTTT